GATATTTCATTTATTCAACCTGCACCAGCAGCAGTAGGGGCAGCAATTATTGGACCTACAGTAAAAGGACCTGTAGAGATTCCAACCTTAGTTACTTCGTATAACGACTTTACTAAGAAGTTTGGTGTAACTTTTGAATCTGGATCTACAAAGCAAGAATTTTTAACTTCTATTGCAGTAAAATCATACTTCGATCAAGGAGGAGATAATGTTCTTGTCTCAAGAGTGACCCCAGGAACGTTTACCTCGGCTACATCAACTCACATCTCTTCTTCAGCAAACGATAGCGTACAGCCTTTTACATTAAAGACGATTGGGCAAGGTGTTATTTATAACAACTCAACAGGAGTACTAGATCAAGGTGTAGCAAACTCAGATGGTTCTTTAAAATCTGGTTCTGCTGACAACCTTCGTTGGGAAATTTCAAACGTTGATAATGCTAGAGGTACTTTTACTCTTAGCATCAGAAGAGGTGATGACAATAGTAACAATAAAATCATTTTAGAATCCTTTAGCGGTTTATCACTAGATCCTAACTCTCCTGATTATATTTCAGCTAAAATTGGAGATCAGTATGCAACCACTTCCACAGGAGAAGTTGTAATTTCTGGAGACTATGTTAATAAATCTCAATACGTCTACGTTTCATCTGTTAAACCAATTTTAAATTATATTGGAAATGACGGACTAATTAGATTAGGTTCACTTTCAGGTTCATTACCAGTTGCTAATACAGGTTCATTTCACGGTGCAACAGGAAATATCGTAAGTGGAGGAGATAATTACTTCGGAGATATAGACGGTGCAAAAACTCAAGGTTTAACCGCTACAGCCGGAGCAGTATCAGATTACACTAACGCTATTTCAATACTAGGTAACAAAGACGCATATCAATTTAATATTATTTCTGCTCCAGGCCTTACTCACGAAGATCACGGTACTACAGTAGATAGCATCGTCTCTCTAGCAGAAACTAGAGGTGACTGTATCGCAGTAGTGGATACTAATGCTTATGATGTTACAACTATTTCTACAGTAACTACGGAAGCAGCAGAATTAAATTCATCTTACGCTGCAGCTTACTGGCCTTGGTTACAAGTAGCTTCAGCTACAGGTAGAAATGTATGGGTTCCAGCTTCTACAGTTATCCCAGGAGTATATGCGTTCACAGACAATAGTTCAGCTCCATGGTTTGCACCTGCTGGACTTGTTAGAGGAGGACTTGTAGGAGTAATTCAAGCTAGAAAGAAATTATCTAGAACGGAAAGAGATTCTCTATATAACGGTAAAGTTAATCCAATTGCTACTTTCCCTGGAACAGGTATCGCAGTATTCGGTCAGAAAACTTTACAAACTAAAGCTTCAGCTTTAGATAGAGTAAACGTAAGACGTCTACTTATTGAACTTAAAAAATTCTTAGGTGATCAAGCTAGAAACTTAGTATTCGAACAAAACACAATCGCAACTCGTAATCGTTTCTTAGCGGCTGTTAACCCTTACCTAGAATCAGTAGTACAGCAGCAAGGTTTATATGCCTTTAGAGTTGTGATGGATGATTCAAATAATACTGCAGATGTAGTCGATAGAAATCAACTAGTAGGTCAGATATTTATTCAACCAGCTAAAACTGCAGAATTTATTGTACTAGACTTCGTAGTAGAGCCAACAGGCGCTACATTCGGAGCATAATTTAAAAGAACTATATTTATAATAAAGCAACTAATACAGCATGGCAACAATAGACCCAAACGAGTTAATGTTTAGAGCTTTCGAGCCAAAAGTACAGAACAGATATGTAATGTACATAGATGGTATTCCATCTTTTATGGTTAAGCAAGTAGCAGCTCCAAGCTTTGTAGATGAGTCAATCAAATTAGATCATATAAACTCATATCGCAAGATTCGTGGTAAGAGAGAATGGCAGAATATGGAGATGACACTATATGATCCAGTCACCCCATCAGGAGCACAAGCAGTAATGGAATGGGCTCGTCTATCTTACGAATCGGTAACCGGTAGAGCTGGATACTCAGACTTCTATAAGAAAGATCTTACATTAAACGTCTTAGGACCTGTTGGAGATATCGTATCAGAGTGGATTATCAAAGGAGCATTCATTACTAACTTTGCTCAAGGTACATTAAACTGGAGTAATTCAGAAGCAGTTGAACTAACAATCACAGTTGCCATGGATTATTGCGTGCTTAACTACTAAACACCC